ATGTGCTACCTTAAAAACCGTCGTTCAGGTTTCTCGTTTATGTCATCAGCTGAAACAGTTAACTTAGCCACTATATCGAGTGATAGTAGATATGGGATCCTTTCTAAGTCTGGTGCCGATGCAAAGAAAATGTTTACAGATAAAGTTGTACCTATATCAATAAACTATCCGTTTTTCTTTAAACCGATACAAGACGGTATGGATCGTCCAAAGTCAGAGCTAGCGTATAGAGTTCCGGCTAGTAAGTTTACTCGTAAGAAAATACAGAGTAACGAGCAACTTGAAGAAATAGCAGGTCTTGATACTACGATCGACTGGAAGAATACTGGTGATAATAGCTACGATGGTGAAAAGCTAAGTTTATTAGTACATGATGAGAGTGGTAAGTGGGAGAGACCTGATAACATATTAAACAACTGGCGAGTTACTAAAACCTGTTTGAGGTTAGGTAGTAAAATCGTTGGTAAGTGCATGATGGGTTCAACCAGTAACGCGCTTGATAAGGGTGGAGATAACTTTAAAAAACTATTCTATGATTCTGACGTATCAAGACGAAATGCTAATGGACAAACGAAGTCTGGGCTTTATTCTCTCTTTATCCCAATGGAATGGAACTATGAAGGATTTATTGACGAATACGGACTTCCAGTGTTTGATAATCCAAGTGATGGAGAACGACTGGGACCAGACGGTGAATTAATAGATGTAGGTGTTGTAACTCATTGGGAGAACGAGGTCGATGGACTTAGAGATGATCAAGATGCTTTAAATGAATTTTATCGCCAATTCCCTAGAACCGAAGAACACGCGTTTAGAGATGAAACTAAAAATAGTATATTTAATTTAATTAAAATATACGAGCAAATAGATTATAACGAAGGTAGTAGATACGACGCTAGTGTTACTACTGGTAGTTTTGGGTGGGTTAATGGAATAAAAGACACGCAGGTAGTTTTTCATCCAAACCCATCAGGTAGATTTAAAGTAAGTTGGGTGCCTCCGACTCATTTGCAAAATAAACAAATAGTTAGAAATGGCATTAGATTCCCGGGTAATGAACATATTGGGGCCTTTGGTTGTGACAGTTATGACATTAGTGGTACTGTTGATGGCCGCGGTTCGAAAGGCGCTTTACACGGGTTGACAAAATTCTCTATGGAAGACGCGCCATCAAGCACGTTTTTCCTAGAATATATAGCAAGACCACAAACCGCAGAGATGTTCTTTGAAGATGTTTTAATGGCGCTTGTATTTTACGGCATGCCATTGCTTGCGGAGAATAACAAACCAAGATTACTGTATTACTTACGCCGTAGAGGTTATAGAGGATATAGTATGAATAGACCCGATAAAGCTTGGCGTAAGCTTTCTGCAGCTGAGAAAGAGGTTGGTGGTATACCAAACTCAAGCGAAGATATTAAACAAGCTCACGCAGCCGCTATTGAGATGTATATACAAAACCATGTAGGACATCTTGGCGACGGTGAATATGGCACATTGTATTTTAACGATCTGCTAAATGACTGGGCTAAATTCGATATAAATAAGAGGACAAAGCACGATGCGTCAATAAGCTCTGGTCTAGCTATTATGGCTTGCAATAGACATTTATACGCGCCTAATGCAAAAGTAGAAAGAACACCAATGAATTTGAATATAGCGAAATATAACAACGATGGGTTTACTTCCCAGATAATTAAATAAGCATGGCTGAACCAGTATATGTAAACTTTCCATCTCAAGCGGTTTCTGACCTAGAGAAAATGAGTTCAGAGTATGGACTTAAAGTAGCAAGAGCTATCGAGCAGGAGTGGTTCAAAGACACGCTGAACAATAAGTTTCTTCATAATCAAAATAATTTCCATAGATTAAGATTATATGCTAGAGGTGAGCAATCTGTACAGAAATATAAAGATGAATTATCTATCAATGGTGATTTATCTTACCTTAATTTAGATTGGAAACCAGTACCTATTATACCTAAGTTTGTAGATATCGTAGTTAACGGTATGTCGGAGCGTATGTTTAACGTTAAGTGCTACTCGCAAGATGCTTACGGTGTATCTAAAAGAACAAAGTATATGGAGGCTTTAATGCGTGATATGGCATCTAAAGACTTTAATGATCAAGCAGCGGTATTACTCAATGTTGATTTATATGAATCTGATCCTAAAAAATTACCTGATAGCCAAGAGGAACTAGACTTACACATGCAGCTTGACTACAAACAAGCTGTTGAAATAGCTAATGAGCAAGCTATTAATGTTCTACTTGAAGGTAGTAATTACGACTTGATTAGACGTAGGATGTTGTATGACTTAACAGTCTTAGGTATCGGTTGTGTTAAGACTAGTTTTAATTGGAGTGATGGCGCTAGGGTAGAATATGTAGACCCGGCAGATATAGTTTACTCATATACTGAATCTCCGTATTTTGATGATATATATTATATTGGCGAAGTAAAGACAATACCAATTAACGAGTTAGCTAGAGAATTTGATCATTTAACTGAAATGGATATTAAAGATATTCATCAAGGTAAAAGTGGTAGATACACACAGACACAACGTATAGCCGAAAAAGACAACAACAAAGTTCAAGTTCTTTATTTTAACTATAGAACACATATGAATGATGTTTATAAAATTAAGGAGACTAAAACAGGTGGTTACAAAGCTATAGAAAAAACAGATCAATTTAATCCACCTCAAGATAAGCAGGGTGATTACGAAAGATTACAAAGAACTGTAGAGTGCGTGTTTGAAGGCGCTATTGTATTAGGTACTGATAAAATACTAAGGTGGCGTAAGGCTGAGAATATGATGCGTACTAAATCTGACTTTAATAAGGTCAAGATGAATTACACGCTAGTAGCTCCAAGAATGTATGAAGGTCGTATTGAATCGTTGGTTAGTAGAATTACTGGGTTTGCTGATATGATTCAGTTAACACATTTAAAGTTACAGCAAGTAATGTCGCGCATGGTGCCTGATGGAGTATACCTTGACGCTGATGGACTTGCTGAAGTTGATTTAGGTAACGGCACAAATTACAATCCGCAAGAAGCTCTTAATATGTTCTTCCAGACTGGTAGTATTATAGGTAGATCTCTTACGCAAGATGGAGATCCTAACCCAGGTAAAATACCTATTCAACAGATATCAAACGGGACTGGTCAAAATAAAATTGGTAGTTTAATACAAACGTACAACTACTATCTTCAAATGATACGTGACGTAACCGGTCTTAATGAAGCTAGAGATGCTAGTGTACCAGATCCTAAGGCGTTAGTTGGTGTTCAAAAACTAGCGGCGGCAAACTCTAATGTAGCCACTAGGCACGTCCTTCTTGGTTCAATGTTTTTAACCGCGGAGACTTGTGAGGCGCTATCACTGCGTATATCAGATATATTAGAGTATTCTCCAACTGCAGATGCCTTTGTTCAGTCGATAGGCGCTCACAACGTAGCTACGTTAAAGGAAATGTCAGAGTTGTACTTGTATGACTTTGGTATATTTATAGAACTATATCCAGACGAGGAGGAGAAACAAATGCTGGAGAATAATATTCAAACCGCTTTAGCTCAAGGGTTAATAGATCTTGATGACGCTATAGATCTTAGAGATATACGTAATATTAAACTAGCTAATCAATTACTAAAGATTAAGCGCAAGAAAAAACAAGATAGAGATCAACAAATCCAACAACAAAACATGCAAGCCCAAGCGCAGGCAAATGCGCAAGCTCAACAAGCCGCTGCTCAAGCTGAGATACAAAAAAATCAGGCAAAAGCTCAAGCGGATGTCCAATTAGAATCTGTAAAAGCAGAAACTAAGATTGCTCACTTAAGAGAAGAAGTTAGACTTAAGAAAGAGTTAATGATGTACGAATTTGAGTTAAATCAGAAATTACGTGATCAAGAGCGTGAGTCTAGTGAGAAGATGGAGGTTATGAAAGAGCGAGGAAAAGATAGACGAGAAAAAGTTAAACAACAACCTAAAAAGTTTGAGTCTTCAGGTAATGATATACTAGGAGGCGGAATGGGTTTGGATAAGTTCACACCCCAAATAGGCAATTAATTATATAATATTTTATTATGGAAAATGAAAATCAAACAGATCTTGAAGAAGTAATCAACGAGGTCGAAAACGAAACACCACAAGTAGAAGAAGTTGCAGAAGAGCAGCCGGTTGCACAAGAGCAGCCTACACTTGATTTAGAAAAATTTGAAAGCAAGGATGATAATACTATTGCTAAAGTAGATTTAAACCAACCACCACCAAATGAAGAAGTTGCAGAAAACAACACTAACGACCCAGGAGTGGCTAGAGTCGATGAAAGTCCCGAGCCCACACAAGAACAAGAAGAAGTACAGCCGCAAGCAGAAGTACAAGCAGAACTATCAGGAATAGAAGAGGTCGCGGAAAAAGAGACCGTAACTAGAGAAGAAGTTGAAGAAGTTCTCGATAAAGTAGAAGTACCTGGTAAACGTTTGCCAGATAACGTTGAAAAGCTTATTAACTTTATGGACGAGACTGGCGGTGATATAAATGATTATGTTAAACTAAACAGAGATGTTAACGAATTAGATGATCAAGACGCTCTTCTTGAATATTACAAGACTACAAAACCTCATCTCAGTAACGAAGAGATTGCTTTCGTTATGGAAGACAAGTTCTCTTATGACGAAGACACTGACGATGAGCGTGAGATAAAAAGAAAAAAATTGGCTCTCAAAGAGCAAGTTGCCGAGGCCAAGACCTACTTAGACGGGCAAAAGTCTAAATACTACGAAGAAATTAAAGCTGGAAGTAAGCTCACTGAAGAGCAACAGAAAGCGGTTAATTTCTTTGATAGATACAATAAAGAGTCAGAACAGACGCGTAAAATAGCTGACAGACAAAAACTAGTATTTAACAAAAAGACCGAGCAGGTTTTTAACGACGATTTCAAAGGTTTTGAATATAACGTCGGAGACAGAAGATACAGGGTTAATGTCAAGAACGCAGATCAAGTAAAACAAACTCAAAGCGACGCGAATAACTTTTTCAAAAAGTTTTTGGATAAAGATGATACGATGAAAGACGCTAAGGGTTATCACAAAGGTTTGTTTACCGCTATGAACGCTGATGCTATTGCTCAACACTTTTACGAACAAGGTAAAGCCGATGCTATTAAAGATAGTGTTGCTAAGGCTAAAAACATAAACACTGATGCTAGAGGTTCTCACGGACCTGTTGACACTGGTGGTATGAAGGTTCGTGCGTTGGGTGATGATTCTGCTTCTTTTAAATTTAAGATTAAAAATAACAAAAAGTAAATTAAACTAAAATGGCAATTACTAATGGAGGTAGTTTAAATAGCGTACCCGCTCCTTTGCAGCAGGCGTTATCTACAAACTACATTGATTTTACTGCACAAGCAACCGCAGGTTGGGCGCAGCAGTATTTACCAGACCTTATGGAAAAAGAGGCTGAGGTATTCGGAAATCGTACTATCTCAGGATTCCTTTCTCAAGTAGGGGCTGAAGAGTCTATGACTGCAGACCAAGTTGTTTGGTCAGAGCAGGGTAGATTACACCTATCATACATCGCTACGATGTCACACGTTACGCAGAAGGTAGATACTACTGCTGGTGGTACGATCACTATCGTTTCTGATATTGATGGTAACACAAGTACAAACGTTTACTCTGACAATGACCACGGTATCCGTGTTAATGACATGCTTCTTATGGCTGACGCTAACACTACTGTTCAAGGTGTTGTAACTGCGGTTGCAGCTGACACTGGTCGTATTTCTGTAGGCTTCTACGGAGCTAACACAGCGTCTGCTGCTGGTATCACTGAGACTACTGGATCCGCTCTTAGAGTCCTAGTATTTGGATCTGAGTATGCTAAAGGTACTAACGGACGTGTTGGTCAAAACGAACCACAGTTCACTTCATTCTCAAACAAGCCTATTATCCTTAAGGATAAGTACGCTGTTTCTGGATCTGATGCTTCAGCTGTTGGTTGGGTAGAGATCTCTGGTGAAGAAGGACAAAGCGGTTACCTATGGTACTTAAAAGCTAGTGCTGATACAAAAGCTCGTTTCGCAGATTACGTGGAAATGGCTATGATTGAGTCTATTAACGGTACGCCTGGTTCTACACTACTTGATAGTGAATTATACGGCGCTGCTGGTAATACATTCGGTACTGAAGGTTTATTCGCTGCTATTGAGACGCGTGGAAACATGTCTAACGGTATCACTGGTGATTCAAACGCTCAAGATTTAGCTGAATTTGACGCGATCCTAGCGGAGTTTGATCGTCAAGGTGCTATTGAGGAGAACATGATGTTTATCAACCGTGCTACAGCTCTAGCTATTGACGATATGCTTGCTAGCATGAATTCATACGGTGAAGGCGGTACTTCTTACGGAGTATTTGAGAATGATGAAGATATGGCGCTTAATCTAGGTTTCTCTGGATTCCGTCGTGGTTCTTACGACTTCTACAAGTCAGACTGGAAGTACTTAAATGATTTCTCTACACGTGGATCTATTAACGCGATGAACACTGTTGGTGCAATTCGTGGGGTTATGATTCCTGCAGGTGTAACTTCTGTATACGATCAAAACTTAGGTAAGAACCTTAAGCGTCCTTTCCTACACGTTCGTTACAGATCTTCACAAACTGATAATCGTAAGATGAAGTCTTGGGTTACTGGTTCTGTTGGAGCGGTAACTTCAGATCTTGATGCTATGGAAATCCATATGCTATCTGAGCGTTGCTTAATCGTACAAGGTGCTAACAACTTCATGTTGTTGAACTAAGATTATATTTGGTGAAACTACCCTGCCTTCGGGTGGGGTAGTTTTATACTAACTTTTATTATATTATATTATGGCAAAAACTAAAAAAGAAGAGGTTGTAGAAGAACCTCTAGCAAAAGAAACGGTGACTGTTGAGGCTCCAAAGCCACAACCAAAACCTGTTGCAAAAAAGAAACCTCAGCCAGAAGACGGTTGGGAAATTAAAGATAGGGTTTATTATTTAAAAGGAAATAAAAAGCCACTATCCGCAATAATTAAAGCTTCTGGTCTTTATTATTTTGACGAAGAAAAAGGCTATGAAAGAGAACTTAAGTATTGCAAAAATCAAAAAACTCCTTTTGTAGATGAAATGCAAGGTGACCAAAGATTAGAGCATATTATCTTTAGAAGTGGGGCTTTACACGTGCCAAGAGAGAAGCAAACTTTACAAAAGCTTTTATCTCTTTACCACCCTTATAAAGGGCGAGTATACTACGAGTGGAAACCTAAAGCCGTTGCATCTTCTCAAATTGATATGCTAAAAATGGAGGTTGCTGCATTAAACGCAGCTATGAACGTTAATGTTGATATTGCGGAGGCAGTTATGAGAGCAGAGATTGGTTCTAAGGTATCAGAGATGAGTTCTAGCGAACTTAAGCGTGATATGCTACTATTTGCTAAGAAGAACCCTAGATTGTTCTTAGAGCTTGTTACAGATGAAAATATACAACTTAGAAACTTTGGTATTAAAGCAGTTGAGTTAGATATTCTTAAATTATCTGGTGACCAGCGACACTTCATGTGGGGATCAACAGGTAGAAAACTCATGACAGTACCTTTTGATGAACATCCTTATAATGCTTTAGCCGCTTGGTTTAAGACAGATGAAGGAATGGAGATATACTCTAATATAGAGAAAAGATTAAAATAATAATCACTTAGTTGGGTGGCCACCCTTCGGGGTGGTCACTAAACTATAAAAACGAATTATGGCAATAAGTGTAGATACAGTTTATCAAAGAGTTTTAGCTCTAGCCAACAAGGAACAAAGAGGCTACATTACTCCTCAAGAGTTTAACTTATTGGCCAACGCGGCTCAAATGGCAATATTTGAGTCGTATTTTTATACAAAAAACCAAAGAGAAAGAGCAGAGCCAGATAGAACTAACGAAGTCACGGAGACTGATATCTCAGAATTAATGGATGCTAAATTAGCTCCATTTCAGTCTTTTGAAGCTGTTACCAGTGGGCATACGTTTCCAGCTACCGTTACTGTAGATGGAACTGCTTATGATGTTTTCCAGACGGGTATCGTATTTCTAGGAGATGAGCCATGTCAAAAAGTCTCAATGTTTGACGCGCAAAGGTTGCTCAAGTCTAGTAGACACATGGCAACAACT